TGGGACGGCAAGTTTTGTCGTCGAGAAGGTCACGAATCTTCTCAACATGTCTATAGACGACATGGTGGAACAAATGATCCACATCCCTTCTGGGTGTTACGACCCGTTCGGTCGTCAGGTACTAGGCAAAACCGTACCTTGGGTAACTTGGAGGCGTAGGTTGCATCCTAATTTCCCTGGTCTATTAGACCCCTTGCCTACGGCGCAAGGTTTTCGAAGACCATTAGTCTTCGGCCATATGGCCTACCGCGCAGAATGGTTGGATCCGAGGGTGAATGGAGGAGTTCAATGGAACCTCCCGAATCTCTCGCCATTCGGCGGACTCTCGTATAATCGAGAGGTCATTGAGTTGTTCAACAATGACAATGCAGCGTTTCTTAATGAAACACTGGGTGATATTATCACATTGTGGGCCTTTTCGGAGGCTTTACAATATGGCCACTTTGTGGACGAGCAAGGAAATACGTGTGACACCGTTTTCCCCAATCTAGCATTATTTGCTGATCCCGGTTACAAGATCTGGGTTCAGGACAAACCTGTCCCCGCCAGCTTTATGGCGTTGGAAGAACCTGGCTGGAAAGCAAGGTGCCTTACAAAAAATAAAGCATTCGTAGTAATACTACAGGCTCTTTTACGCCACCCGGTCGCAGAATCCATTGGGTCAGATGGACGCTGTGGTCTTGGCCTAAAGAGCTCCCACATTCTGTGGGACTTTCTCAAACTTGTCAAGGGGAAAAAGTTCAATAAGAACTGGTACTTTGTTAGTACCGATCTTAAGTCTGCTACAGACTTGATACCTCACGAATTGTTACGCGTGATGTGGTCAGCGGCTTTGCCGCAAATGGGGATCAAAAAAGGGCACCCACTCTTCACATTGAAGAACTTAGTTATGATGGATCACCAACTAAGATGGCGTATTTCGCCTGACGAAACATTATCTCGGCAACATTGTTGCGGTTCATTCATGGGTGAACCAATGTCCTTTATGGGACTTTCACTTTACAACCTTTGCGTTGGTGAAATAGCTGCATACAGCTTACTTAATAAAGTATCTGTTGAACAAATCAACATTGAGAAATTTCTCATCGCTGGACCCCAACCAGCTGACTATGTTTGCATAGTAGGCGATGACCGGTTGTCACTTACCGACCGCCAAGGGATGTTTCCCGTAGTGAACACACTATACCGTCTGACCAACGGTTCCCCGTCACCGGGGAAGAACACTGTTAGCAGTGTTCATGGCACGCTTGCCGAAAACCATGTGTTTTTAGATAATCGAGGACACCTGATCTACCTCGATACGATCAAAGCAAAATTGCTTACACCGTCTACGCGGTTTCATTCTGATAACAGAACATCCCTAATAGGGAAAGGGGCCAGTCTTTGGCAATCCCTTGAGTGGTTTGATACCACATGTCCAGTGTCCGGTTCGGCCGCAGCAAACAACGCTAGACTTTTATATGTCAAAATGATGACATCGGGATTCTATCCCAAGGATATTAGGCTCGCCCTAAAATTGCC